ACCGCTACTGCCTACTATTGTAAATGTTCTTGATGGAATGTCAACTATGACTTTCTCTAGTGTTTCTTGTTCGTCGTAAAACATTAATGAAAAGGATAGAATATGATATAATGATAGCATATCAATCAGGTTTTGTAAAGTAGGTGGAATTACCCGCCCTTGCTGCTCGTCTGATTGTTTCTTCTACCTTACTTATAAGGTCAAGTCCTGCCTGTCTATTCTCCTGCATATGCTTCATTGCTTGTGCTGATCTATCTGCTCTTACCAGTTCTTCGACGTAATCGTCTAAATGTTTTGCAAGAATGCTCTTAAGAAATTCTGCTTCTTGCTTGGTTACTGACATGTGATGTTGAGTCATGTTCCTCTAAAATATCTGCAATCAATTCAAGTATATTGCTGATCCATCAAGGTCAATATTGCCTGTCGCATCTCCCTTAATGTTACCAGTAACATCTAATTTATATGCATTACTATCAGGTGAGGAGATCATCCCATCGAATGCACCTCCGTTTATACATGATTTAGATCCACCATCTACCTTAGTAAAGATTTTACCACCAACTTGCGTTAGTAAGTTTCCGTCTACTTTTTCGTACCTACATCCTGCTGCTCTGGTACGAACATCCCCATCACTATTGATAGAAAATGTAGATGATTCTTTTAATATCTTAACTTCATAATTACCTTTTACGTTCTCTTTTACAGAACCGCCTTCACTCAAATCATTTTCCAAGAACGTTGTCTTGTTTGTGTAGGCATTTGAATTTAATTTCATTTCATTCTTAGCTTGTATCGCTAAGTTCTCGTCTGACTGAATAGTGCATACACCACCAACTTGCATTTGGTAGTTGCCATTTACTCTGTCAAATCTATCACCTTCAACCTCACTGTGCATATTACCTTCAACATATATGTTGACGTCACCAATAACATGCAATGCCATTCTGTCAGTTTCCACATCCTTACCAATTTTGATAACAAGATTATGGTCTGATAGAATATATGTATCATTATATGAAACTAGACTGTTGTTTTGATCCTGATCTAGGTTCAAAAAATTACCATTTGCATTGAGCAAACGTATGTATTCTCCATCTCTGGTGCTGTTCATCTCGAACATATGACCTATAGATGTAGATTGTACCCAGTTCTTTGGATATCGTATTCTTAATTTAGGTAGGAGATTGTTAACAATAGTCCCACCTGAGAATGGATTGAGTGCCATTAGTAACCTCCGTAACCACCCTGTTGTGGTGGATCATTTTGAGCTGGTGGTGTTGATGGTGGTGTAGGAGTTGATGGAGTGGATGGTGTACTTGGTTGTGTAGTTTCCTGATTTACAGGAGTTGTTACAGGATCAGCAACAGTTGGAGTAGATACAGTAGTTGTATCTCCATCAGTTGTTGTTGTAGTATCTTGATCACTCACTAAATTAAATCCACTATCTTGCAATGATGCATCTTCATCTTCATCTTTATATTTTATCATAGGATGACCTACACAGTCAATATATTGTGTTAATGGTAACACGTTAGTCTCTTTGATTTCTCTAGGACTTGTATAGATGTAGGATGTGCTTAGTTTTGCACCTGTTCCTTGACTGTCAACGATTTCTGGTTTCACAAAACCTAATACTGGAGTGTCTATATTTACACTAATCAATTTTCCATCTGCATCTGTGGTTGCTGTTCCAATCTGTTTTTGTTTATCACCAACACCAATAGTAATGACTGGATCTTTGTAGTTAGTTCCTACATTTGTAAGTTTTACTTCATCTAGTTTGGGTATAATATCACTACAATTTGCATATAATGCCTTTGCATCTTGAGGTATAATTAAGGTTGGAAACTTTTTATTAAAGTTTAGTGTAAACTCATGTCCAGATTTAGTTTGTAATTGCAATCCTACAACAAAATTTGGATTAAATGATGGATCAATAGTTGCTATTAACATAGTATCATCAGAATAATCTGTATCAACCACTTGTAATACATCAGGGTTACCCTCAACAACTTGTTCTATATACTCTCCATCATTGACAAACTGTTGCAATCCTGCTTTTGGCACTTCGACTGCATATTGTTCTTTAGGGCAGAATGTATCAGCAGGATCAAATCCATATCCTATGCCAGGATTAATAACATCTACAGACTCAACCTTGCCATCTATAATGTTTGGTTTGAACTTAGCACCACCGCCTTCTGGTTCATTACATGTAAACTGTGCTCTGACCTGTGCCTCTAATCCAACACCAGATCCCTTCTTTTGCATAAACACGCCAAGTATTTGTCCTATATCATCTATGATAGGCAATGCTTTGACTGGACTTGTTGATTGTAAATTATCCCATACCATTTCTGGGAAGCATGGTTTCTTATTACGGGTACCACTAGAGCAATTGACTGCTGAACTTGCTATGTTACCACTTGAATCATAGAAGTTAATACCCTCAAATTTTTCAAGAGGTCCTCTTGTATCAAATGATTTTTCTGTGATACCAGTTGCTGCTGCAGCTGTGCTATCAAGATTAATTAACGATCCACTCTTGGTGTCAAATACCTTTTTAACTCCGTTACGATCAACCACTGGTACATATCCATTCTTAGGTTTACCATTACCAACAACTGACACAGAGTTGGGAGGTTTAACTTTATATTGATCTATCTGTTTCTGAGTTGCATCGTTACCTTTTGCTTTTGCACCAGTGCCAGTTTCAAATACAGATGCACCAATAGCACATGATAGTGCACCATCACAAAATAAATCTATGAAATCTAATACTTTGTTAAGTAAGTTCTGTATTTTTTGTGCTGCACCTTTGATAGCACCAGTGACACCCTTCAGTATACCTAATGCACCTTGTATACTATCCATCAACTTCTTCATGATCTCACCAAGGAAGTTTTGAACTAAACATAACGCAGTGTCTAATACATTTTCTACCAGATCACTAAGCATACCTTTTATAAAGTCACCAAGTTCTCCTAACAGTTGTTTGAATAGACATGATACAAGATCTCCAACATCCTTAAGTTGAGTTCTGACTGCAGTGTCTAATTCTGGATTTGGAATACTAAGTTCATCTAAACCATCTTGCACAAGTTTGTTAGTCTCTTCCATGACTACGCCCTTGATATTTGCAGTCAGTCCTGTGAGTTTCTTTTGTATACGTTGTGACATGATGTTTATCTCATAGTCCATATCAACAACAGAACCATCTAACTTGTTAATAAATTGATCTACGTCATTTTTTTCTACGCCACGAGCAAACTTCATAAACTCAGCAAGAGGACCTTCTAATTTTGTAGCAGTCTCTGATCCACATTTACCATTACCAACTTGAACTGTAACCTTCTGCTTCTCAGTCGCTATTTTCTGCTTTTCACTCTCCATTTCAGCAGGACCGCGTTCATTCTTATCATCAGTAGAATTATGCGTATGCCCATCATTATTTTTTGGTGCTTCATCTAGACCAGTTTCTTCATTGATCTCAACTGTGCTACCTGTATTTGGTGAGCTACTACCATCACTATTGTGATCTGGATACTCATAGTCAGGTGATACTAGTTGTGCAAACCCTTCTTCTTTACCACCTTCTACGCCATAACCTCCGCCAGGATTCTCATCAGCAAGAGTTCCCATAACGACAGGAATTTGTGCAGATGTGCCATCCATGAAAAATCCAATAACCCAACTATTGATCTGCAATTGATGTATGGATCCCATACCAGATCTCATGGAATATATTGGTGGCATCAATACCTGTGCCCATGGTAGATCTGTTGTAGGAAGTTCCTTTCTATTTGGATTATGATATCCTACGATTCTAACTTTTACTTTATTAGTCCAATCCCAGTCAGAGTAATCCCAACCACCTAGTCCAAGTCGTGATGATGAATTCCAAAATCTTCTGCCATCATTTTCCACCTGTCCAATCCACCAGTTGAACCCTTCTCTACCTATAAAATTAGCAATATTCTCGTTCATCATGATTCTTCACCGTCTGAGTCAGTAAACAATGTAAGTTTAGTAGTCATCTTATCTTCACTATTTTTATAAGTTCTCTCAACTCTACCAATAACCCATTTTCCAGAGTTAGCATAGTCTTGCTCCCTATCTCTACCACCTTTGTATATGTCTAATTGCACAACCTCACCTATTTCTAGTGAATAGTCTGATACTAATTCTATAGTGCATTTTTTATTGTAAAATAATTTTTCCCTCAACGAAGATTGTGAAAGTTGTTTTGTAAAATCTCGTGAGTAGATTCCTCTAGTAAACAATGCAGAGTCAGATATTTTAGACATAATCCTTGTATATGTGTTACTCTTATCAAATCCTTTATAGAATTCTGGTGTTCTACGAGAGTTCATCAACGGAACACTCCTGTAATATTTATTGATATTGAAAGGATATTCTTGATATTTCATGTCTCTTAAATCTAATGTCATGGTGTTACTTAGATAAGAACCCATGTTCATACCCGCCAATAAATCTGCAGACGATTCCACATTTACTTTTGACACAGATATAATACCCTTATCATCTTCCTCCTCTAACTCTTCTGTCTCATGTCCTGCAACAATTCTAGTAACAGGTGTCTTCTTTGCGAAAGAATCATAGGATACAAAATGATATCCTGATCTTGTCTCATAGAAACAATATCCTGCAGTAGCATTAAATCCACTACCTTTTGCGGGTATTGCTCTTGCTGCTAACCATCTAATAGCAGTAAATGGATTCCAGTATGGTGATATAAATGAAAACTTATTTAACGTTGGTTCAAAATCTGTAAGTCTGTTTTTATCAATACCCATGAGATCTTGCAAAATCTCTTTTTTAACAATTCTATCTATTTTTACACCACCACCTTTACCAAATCTACGTGATATTTTATTAGCAGCGTTATTTAAAAAGTCAGTTTTACATAATCTTATGACTGCTGACGACTTACCACTTATATTTTTTCTATCTTGTATATCATAAATGACAAAATCTCCCCCTAGCTGTGTCTTTCCCTCACTATCATCAACCACTATAAACACGTTCTCCATGCCAGTAAGTTGTGATAAGAAACCACTTTCAGTATCTGTTATCTGCACATCCATAAGCATAGTAGCAGATCTTATATCTTCAATATAATTGACATACAACACCTGATTATTGTTTACAGGAGGATAGTCAGCAATAAAAAATCCAACTATATTAAAATTTGACTTCTGATTTACTGACATTAGAATTGTGACGTGGTATTGTATACATCAAGGTATGGAGAATCAAAAATCTCAGGTTGTGCTAACTCACTGCCCTCTTGTGGAGAAGGAGAAGGAGGAGGAGTATTTTCTCCTGCTGTAACTCCTGCTGCAAGTGCGACTTGTTTTTCTGTCTTAGAATCTGCTGACTCTCTATTTTCTTGTATGACTTTATCAGTCAGTTCTGTTAAATTGACTGTCTGTTCATTTTTTGGTGAGAACATATTTTTGATGCCACCAAATGCCTTCATACCAAGTTTCAAACCAATACCCATTGGTGTCATACTAAATGCTTTGCCAGCTAAACCTTTTAAACCCTTACCTAAACCAGATGCTTTACCCGCTAATCCTTTTGCACCTTGGAATATTTTAGTACCTGCATTAAATGCCATACCCATAGGTGTTAAGTTAAACAGTTTTCTAGCAAGACTCTTACGTTTCTTGATAGGTTGCATTGCTCTCTCACCTGTCTTAGGATCGCCAAGTCCTATACCATCAGCAGTTCCTGTAAATGGTGCACGTCTTCCATAATCAGGATCTCCTGCAGCTGGTGGTAACAGAGGTTGACCTCCACCACCGCCACCTTCTTCTGCTGTATTGTTACGCTTAAATGCTTTTCCTATTAAGTTACCTAACATTACTTGCCATCTTGGTCTCTTCTCTCCACTCTCGTCACTGTCATTATCTTCTTCATCATTTGCAACCTCAGCACTAGCAGCACCTAAATTAAACGCAGCTGCTAACTTACTAATATTTCTATTCAGTATCTTAGATGCTTCTTTACTTGGTGCAGGAATCTTCTCTAATAAATCTGTCATTGCAACAGCAGCAGATTTAGCGGGTAATGCCAAGGCATCACTAAACGCTTTCTTCATCTTCTCATCTACTTCAAATTCATCACTAAGATCTTTCTTCACCTTGTCTACTGCATCTTCTTCACTCGCTCCTACGTTCTCTAGTGATTCTACTTTTGGTGAGTCTTCGGGTTTAGCATACTTTGCAGGTACAGGTTTACCTTGTGATTCAAAGAATTGTCTTACTCTCTCGTTCTTATCATATATTGTATTACCATCCTTGTCCTTACTCTGTGCTGCTATTGGATCAGGAATTAGTGGGTCTAGTGGTTGTGTTGTGGGTGTAGGAGGTTTTA